TCAGCTCAAGATAAAATGAACTTTATGATGTTTACACAAGAAATGTATGGCAATGAAAATATGGGTAAAGTTTTAAATCAATTAACAGATGTTAAACTTCCAGATGATTATATAGTTGCTTTAAGTACAAATAGTGTTCCATTAAAAAAATCTATTTTATCTGCAAACACTCAAGACTTAAAAGCATTAGAAAATTTAGTAAAAGATGGATTGCCAGAAGGTCAAAAATTTAATTCTATAAAACAAAAAGTTGTAAAAGAAATGGAAAGTTATGAAAATGTTATTGAAACTCAACCAGAAGGATCAATAGATAAAACTGATTTTTTACAAAATATGCGAGACACTATTTATAAAGCAGCATTAGAAAGAATAAAATATGACAAAATGAGTATAAGTGATGCAGTTACATCTGCTTCAAAAGATTTTTTAAATGATTATAGAATACCTGCTTCTGAAACTTACATGATACCTGTAGATGTAAATGGTAAAAGAACTAACACAATTTTATTAGAACAAAAACTAGAAGCAGTATCATTAAACTTGGAAAATGAAGAATATATAGATAAAATTATGGGTGAAGATGGTTATATGCATTTTGCTAAATTTGCAGGAATAGAAAATTTAACTGAAGAGAAAGTAAGAGATAGAATTTTATCGACAATAAAAAATCATAAGATTATTTTAAATAATAGTGACATGACAGGTGCTATTGTTTACGCAGAGTTTGCAAATGGAACATATCCTATTGTAAATGCAAATGGTGATAAAGTAGAAATTTTCTTTACACCTACTGAAAATAGTAGAGGTATTATGAGTACAGAATTAAAATATCCAGTAACAGGAGAAGATATAATTTTAGTAGATGAAAGTGATGGTTTAGAATATCTAGATATTGATAATCCTATCGATGAAAATCAAAATATAGACGGAGAAAGTATAACTTTAGGAAGTTCTGTTGACACTGTTGGAAATTTATTTCCACCAAAAAATAAGATAACATAATATGATTAATTTTGGATTAGGTACTTTCGAACCATCTGAACAAGAAATAGGTTCTTTATATAATCAAACAAGAACTGGTTTTTGGGAAACTGCAGGCGCAACATTTATGAATGCCTGGAATTATAATCCTACATCTTCTATATTTAGATCTGTAGAACAAACTCAAGCATATCAATCAAGTAGTGAATATTTAGACAGAGACTTTTTAAACAAAGAGTATGGAGATCTTGGTTTAGTTTTTGAAAAAGATACTAGAGCAGGTTTGGTTGACTACTTAGTAGAAAGAAAAAAATTAGAAAATGAAAGATCAGAAGTTATTGCCAGAGGTCCAAAAGGTAAACTTGCTAAAAGTTTTTTCTTTTTAGAATCTTTAGGTACAAGTTTTTTAGACCCAATAAATATTGCTGCATCATTTGTTCCAATTGTTCGTGAAACAAGATTTGCAAACATGGTAGCAAGATCTGGTAAAAATGTTGCTAGAATGAAAAAAGGTTTTGTAGAAGGTTTTGTTGGTAATACTGCAGTTGAACCCCTTGTTTATGGTGTAGCAAAATCAGAACAAGCTAATTATGATATATATGATTCTTTTGCAAACATAGCAGTAGGTGGTTTTATAGGTTCGGCAGCTCATGTTGGTTTTGGAAGAATAGGTGATTTCATTGCAGAAAAAAGAGGTAAGCCAAATATTTATCAAAAACTTGCTGCGATCTCTCCAGAAAATCAACAAGCATTGTTAAGATATTCTGTTGGTAAAGTTTTAAAAGGAGAAAAAGTAGATACTGGAAATGTTATAGTTGAAAAAACTAAAATAGGTGATGAAAGATTAAATAAATTAGAAGAACAAATTGTAGAATATAAAGGTTTGTATAAAAACTCTATAGATAATAATGACAGAAAATCTGCTAAAGTTTATTTGCAGAACTTGCGAAACTTACAAAAAACAGAAAGAGATTTAATCGAAGCTAAAAGAAAAGCAAACGATGAAGCTAAACTAAAAGAACAAAAAGAAGGAATTAATGCTAATAATAAAAAAACAACTACTGAAATAGAGTTAACAAAAAAAGAAAAAGTAACTTCTGAAATAGAATCAGAAGCAGAAAATATTAATTTATCAACTAAAGTTAGACAAAAACAATTAGATATTAAAGATGAAGATCTTACTCCAATTGTTGAAAATAAAACTGAAATAGAAAAAATAGATAATAATATAAAAAATAAAACTAAAATAAGAGAAGCTATAGAAGCAGGAACTTATTGTACTAAAAGGAATAGTTAATGGCAGATATAAAAAAAATATCTAAATGTTTTCAAGAAGTTAAAAGATTAACTGGTGATCTTATATCTGATGAACAAATTAATGAAATTTTGGATGAAGCTAAAATAAAAATCAATGAAAGTAAATTTGAAAAACAACAAATAAAAACAGATGAAATTTTAGCAAAAGAAATTATAGATAAATTTGAATACGAGCAAGCATTAAAAAAAAGAAACTTAGCCGACAATAACATGAAGGCTATAGATATTTATCAAAAAATAATAGATGCAGTAGATTTATCTGCTGCGTCTGGAGTTAAGTTTAGATTAACACCAGATGAAGGTGTTTCACATATATTGGTGGGTGGTCAAAAATTTTCTAAAATTGCTAGAGATTCTATTGGATCAAGACAAACTGCTTTAGAAGAAATGTATATAACTAAATTTTTTAAATTAATTAATGACATATCTCCTACTGCCTGGGATGCTTTTAGTTCTGGTAAAATGGATTTAGAAATCATGGATGAAATAAAAGGTTTAGTTTCTGGTAATGCAGAAGCTGCACAACTTGCTAAAGTTTTAGTAAAAGTACAAGCAGATTTAAGAACTCAATTAAATGATTTAGGAGCAAACATAGGTGAAATAGATGACTGGATCACAAGAATGTTTCACGATACAGAGAAAATGGCTAGAGCTGCAAATGGCTCTAAAATTATTGGAGATCATAGAATTGCATGGAGAGAATATATAAAACCAAGATTAGATTTAAAAAGAACTTTTCCAAATGTAAATAATACTAAAGAAATAGACAAAATATTAGATAATATTTTTGATAGTTTCATGTCTGGTGACCATACAAAGCATGATGGTGCAGGAAGTGTTTTTGGTACAAAAAATGTAACTAACAGATTAAATGCATCAAGAGTTTTGCATTTTAAAAATTCTGCTAGTAGACAAGAATATAGTGTTAAGTTTGGACAACCTTCTTTAAAAGAAAATGTTTTAGGTGTTATAACTACTAGCACAAGAAATATTGCATTAATGCAAACACTTGGAACTAATCCTAAAGATACTTTAGAAAAAATTTTAGCTTTGTTAAGAAAAAAATATAAAAGTGAAGATCCTTCACAAATTAATAAATTAAATTTTAAAAATTTTGAAAATCAATTTAAAGAAATAGATGGAAGTATCAATGGTATTTCAAATGATATTTTAGCAAAAGTAGGTATGGTTGTTAGATCAACAGGAGCAATGGCAAGACTAGGTATGACACCTATTACTTCTTTTGGTGACTTACCTCAATACATGGGTACTACAAACTTTCAAGGCAGAGGATTATTAAGTGGTTTGTTTGAAGCATTAACAGGATTATTCAACGCAAACGATAAAGCTGCAATGGAAGTATTACAAGTAGTAAGTAACTCCTATTCTGCTACGGCTTACAGAGGTAATGTATATGCTGCAGGTAATGATAGTTGGGGTAAAATGGGTGAGTTACAAAATACATTTTTTAAATGGAACTCATTAAATGGTTGGGTGTCAAGATTAAAAAGTTCAATGATATTGGGATTATCTAGACATTATGGAATGCAGACTAGCAAAAAATTTGCAGATTTAGATTTGAGAGAAAGAAATTTTTTAACTTTATATGGTATTGATGAAGGTAAATGGGATATGCTTCGTTCAATTAAAACTTTAGCAGTTGATAATAAAAGATATTTAACTGCAGAAGGTGTTGATGAAATAGCAGACGAAGTGATAATGAAATATCTTGGTAGAAAATTATCTAAAAGAGAAATAAGAAATTTTAAAAAAGATTTAGAACTTACTTGGAGAAATGTTTTGGTAGATCAAGGTATGCATGGTTCTCCAGAGCCAGATGCTGCTACTAGAGCAATCATGAACCAGGGTTTAGAAAAAGGTACTCCAATGGGAGAAACTATTAGATTTGTTATGCAGTTTAAAGGGTTTCCTATTAGTATGTGGAAAAAAATTATTGGTAGAGAATTATATTCTTATGGAGCAGATGAGGGTAGTTTACCAATGTTAAAAGGTTTATCTAGTCTTGTAATAATGGGTACTATTTTTGGATACATAGCAATGACTACTAAAGATATGCTTAGAGGTAGATCACCTAGAGATCCTAAAAAGAAAGGTGTTATATTACAATCTTTTGCTCAAGGTGGTGGTGGTGGTATTTATGGTGACTTCTTAATAAGTGAAATACAAAATGAATATGGAAATGGTATATTTGAAACTGCTCTTGGACCAACTGCAGGAGATATAAAAAAATTCTTCGATATGGTTCAAGCTATGAATGAACCTAAAAAAGCAGGTAAAAAATTTTATGAATTAGTTGAAGGTCACACACCTTTTTTAAACCTGTATTATACTAAAGCTGCATATGATTATTTAATTGGCTATCAAATTAAAGAGTTTTTAGATCCTGGGTATTGGGAGAGAATGAAATCAAACCATAGTGAAAAAAGAGGTCAAACATATTACATGAAACCAGGATCAATAGTACCAGAATTTAATTAATATATAGACAATGAAAGGATAATTTAATATAGAGAACTAATATGACAATATCATCTACTACAGTAAAAAACTCCTACTCTGGAAATGGTACACTCGATACCTTCAACTACACTTTCAAGATTTTTGCAGACGCAGATATTCAAGTAATTATTAGGGATGCAACAGCAACTGAAAC